GAAAAAAATAAAAAAGAAAAAAAGCCAAATGAGATTCAGGAATTTATAAATAATCTTACTGAGGATAATGAATATAAAGAGCTTCTATTCAAGTATATTGAATATCGTAAGGATATTAAAAAGCCAATAAAGACTGTACTGCCTATCAAAAAAATAATTAAAGATTTTCCTAATTGGTTTGCTTTAGATGAAGCTATAAATATTGCTATGGAAAAAGAATGGACTGGGCTAGAGCCTGAATGGATAGAGAAACACAAAAAATCTAAAGTTTTTAATAATAACAATGAAAATAAAATTGCTGAAAGTAAGGACACAAGCCATTTAAAAGTTGATGATCATTTTATGGAACAAATGAAAGCGAGGTACGGATTATAATGACTAACCAAGAATTTAATATAGCATTTAAACCATTTTTAGACTATTTTCCAACTGGAGAAATGACAAAAGAAAAGTCAAATATATACTATTTAGCTCTATCACATTTAACAGTTGAGCAACTCAATGGAGCTTTTATATCAATGGTAAAAAACAGAGTATATAAGAATTTTCCACAGATAGCAGAAATACTTCAATATGCTTCTGGAACTACAGAAAATGAATTAGAAGACAGAATTGTTATAGCAAAAAGAATGCTAAAAAATGCTATTGTCAGATATGGAAGCTCTGGATCAGGAGAATTTGAAGATAAATCTATACATGCAGTGATAGATGCTCTTGATGGTTGGCAAAAACTATGTGCAATGAGTAGCGATGAACTAGAGAAATTTTTGACTTTTGAGTTTGGAAAAATCTACAAGGCATATGCTAGAAATAAATATCAAGTCAGCAATTATTATATTGGGTTCTATGATATGCAAAATGGAACTAAAAATATAAATAAGATTGGCTTTAAGAGTATGGCACCAGCACTTGATAATAAACAAAAATTAAAGGAGTTGGAATAATGAAAGAGGTGTGGATAAGCGAGAATAAGTCTAAAATTAAATTCAGAATATGGGATAACAAAAATAAAAAATTTATAGTAAATTCAGAAACTTTTAATAAAAATAAAGTTTTAGAACTGTATTCAGGATTAATAGATTTTCAAAATGATGCTATTGAGATTAAGCAAAGAGAAGATTATCATCTACTACAATTCTTATTCTGTGTTGATAAAAATGATAAAGAAGTTTATGAAGGAGATATTTTAAAGTGTCAATGGAAAGAATGGGGAACAGGAGAATTAAAAAAAATAGAATATGGAGTTGCTCATATGGATGAAGAAAATTTTTCTCCATTTGTTTCTGTTCCTAATAAAGGTAACTTTAATTTATTATACTATTTGATAGATAATACTTTAGAAATAGAAATAGTTGATAATGCTTTAAAAAATGAAGAATGGATGGAGAAATATTATTAAAAATTAATTATGCAAAGATTGGAGAAGAAAATGAATAAAAAACAATATGTCTATAGTTTCGATGGAGATTACTATGATAGTGATTTATATGATACAAGAAAAGAAGCTATTGATGCTGGAATAAAAGAAGCTAAAAAAGAGAAATATTTATATTTTTATTTAGGAACTGCTACAAAATATGAAGAAGATTGTGGAGGAATAGCTGATACAGTTATTGAATATTTAAAATCATTTGCTGAAAATGAAGTTGGAGAAGCTGCAGAAGGTTATATGAATTTGAGCAAAGAAGAAGAAAAAATACTAGATAAAAGACTAAGAAAAGTTGTTTTAGATTTTCAAAAAGAATTTAAATGTGGACCTGATTTTTATAATGTTTCTGATGTAGAAGTTATAAATCTAATAGGAGTGGTTGAGTAAAAATGGTTAGATACAATATAGAGGTGAAATATTTATCTTTTGGTAAAGAGCATACAAGTGAAGTTTATTATAATGCCTTAGATAATTTAAATGAAGAAGAAAAAGAAAGTGTATTACAAGGTTATCTTGACATCGTAAAAACTTATAAAGGATTTGAAGGATTCTTAGAAAGTTATATTTGGAAAGATAGAGAAGAAAAAAGTCTTATAAATTTAAATAAACTGAAAAACTATAAATCGATAGCTTATGCTACTCCTTTGGCTCAGCTTGAGAAAGTAAAAGAAGAGTTTAATGAACTATTAAATGAAGTGGAAGTGAAAAGCTTGACATATAGTTTTATTAAGAATATTGATAATTTTAAAGCTGAAGCTTTGGATCTCATAACTGCTACTGTGAATCTGTTGCTTTTAACAGGACTAACAGATGAAGATTTTGATAAACATATTGAAAAACTGAATGACTACAAAAATGGAAAATATAAAAAGGAGAAAATCAAAGAATGAAAAAACCAAAGAGATTTTTGAAAAAAGATATGGAGAGAAAGAAAAAATATATAAATGAACTAAAAAGAAATTATATGAAAGGTATCTTTTTGATAGTAATGCATGAAGCTTTTTTGGAAAATGAGGGCAAAAATGATTGAGTATTTATTAGAACTTAGAGTAAAAGATGAAAATAAAATAAGAGTCATAAATAATCAGATTTTTAAAGAAAAACATATGACAGATGAAGAAATGGAAGAAAAACAAATAGAATTCTGTAAAAGCATGAGAGAAAATTATAAAGAAGCTGGTAAGGTTTTAGAGATTTTAGAATATTCTATGACTGAGGTGAGTTAAACCATTATGAGTAAAAATAAAAAAAGAGAAATAAAATTATTAAGAAAACAAAATAAATACTATAAAAGATACATAGCTAAACTTGAAAATGAATATTTAAAGTTAAAGGAAGAAATGGAAGAACGTACTAAAAGAAAAATAAAAAATATAGAATTTGTAAAAACAATATTTGATAAATTATTTTTTAAGTTAATTTTAATAACTTCTTTGGCTTTTATCGAGTTTTTAGTGATAGTTTTCTTAGCTTGGAGGGTCTAGGATGATACAAAGATTTGAAATACCCTTAAAAATTACAAGTAAAGATTGGGGGTTAAATAAAATATATTCAGGAATTCATTGGAATATTCGTTCTAAAGATAAAGATTATATAACTACCCTTGTAAGGAGTATTGTAGGAATAAAAAAAACTTTTGAAAGACCAGTATCAATAAAGATGTCTTTTAATAGTGGGCTAGATGTATCTAATCATGCTTATCTATTTAAAATGATAGAGGATGCTTTAGTGAAGTGCAAACTAATTAATGATGACACAGATAAATATGTAAAATCTATAACTATGGAAAAGCAAAAAGAGTTTAAAGGTGTAATAGTAGAAGTTGAAGAAATTTCAGAATAAGGAGTAGATAGTGAATAGAGAAGAAATATGTAAAATTATAGATGATAAATTAGACAGTAAAATAAAAGATTTAAAGAATATAAATCCTCTATACAGAAAAGTGGAAGTTATTTTGAAAAATTATAAAAACTTTCAAAAGATGTTAGATTCTTTAAGAGAACAATTAAATCATATAGACATAGTAAAAAGAATAAATGTTGATTCTACTAAACCTGTTGGCTATGTCGACTATAAACCTGATATAGAAAAGAAAGAGGATATAAAAGATAGGATCAATGAAGAAATATTGATATATGAAAATAGAATTTTAAAGACTGAAAATGCTTTAGATTTTATAAAAAAAGATAAGTATTATAGAATAATAGAATTAAGATATTTTGAAAATTATTCTGTTGAAGATATTTGTGAAGAACTGGATATCACAGAAAAAACTTATAGAAGTCATAGAAATAGATTAGTTGATAGTTTAACATTATATTTATTTCCTAAAGAAATTTTAGAAGATTTTTAAAATTTTTACCGTTTTGCTCCCTGTTCATTCCCTTTTATATGTGATATACTATGTATAATGAAAAGTCTAGAAAATAAAACTAAGCTTTTTATATTTCTGAATAAGGTGTATAATTGAGATAAGAAAATTTATAAAAGGAGTGAATATATGGATTTATTGCAAGGATTTGTTTCACCTGTTCTTATTTCAAGTATTATAGGTTACTTAGTGTATCGTTTTAATAAAAAAAAGTTATATACTGATTTTATTACTCGTGAAAGAATGAAATGGTTGGAAAATATAAGGAATGATTTTTCTAATCTTTATGCTTCAATTAATACAATTTATTCTAAGGATGACATTTCATTTGAATCTTGTATTAATGTATATTTATATTTATCAAAAATGCAATTATATTTTAATCCAAATACAACTGATGAATTAGAAAAAGATATAGTTGATAATCTAAATAAAATTGATAAAGAATTCAGAGGAATTGCAAATATGTATAAAGTAGCTAGAAAAGGGAGAGGAATAAGTGATCAAGAAGTAGCTAATGTATTTTTTACAGCCGAAAATACAATAAGAGAGCTTTTTATTATACATGATGATTTAAGAAAAATCTTAAAAAAAGAGTGGGATAATATTAAAAAAGAAGTTAAAACAGTAACTGAATAAAAAAATTAAGTAATTAAGAGAACTCAAAAGGTTCTCTTTTTTATTTTATAAAATTGGAGGTGAAGTAGCATTGAAGTTAAATGCAAGGCAAAAATCTTTCTGTGAGTTTTATGTAGCTAGTGGAAATGCTACTGATGCTGCCATAAAAGCTGGATATAGTGAAACATATAGCAAGACAAGAACTAATGTTTTATTACAGAATGTCGAGATTTGTCGATATATAAATGAACTACAAGAGAAAACAAAAACAAGTAGAATTATGACAGCTATAGAAAGAAAAGAATTTTTAACTAAGATGATATTAAAAGAAGAAACAAAAGACACTGATAGATTAAAAGCATTAGATATATTAAATAAAATGGATGGAGAGTATACTCAAAAACTAGAAGTTAAAGGAGAATTAAAATCAGAGGATCCTTTTAAAGGATTATCCACAGAAGAACTAAAAAAGGTGATTTTTAGTGGAGATAAATAAAGAGGCAATAAGAAGAGCAAAATTAGAACTTGCAAGACGTGAGTTCTTTTTTTATTGTTATTTAAAATCTCCTGACTTCTATAAATATGAGAGAAAATTTTTAGTTGATTTATGTAATGATTTACAAAACTTTCTTACAAGTGATGATGAAGTGCTTATTTTAAACCTTCCACCTAGACACGGAAAGTCAAGGACAGTAGGAAATTTAGTAGAATGGTTACTTGGTAGAGATATAAATGCAAAAATAATGACAGGAAGTTACAATGAAACTTTATCAACTACATTTTCTAAGAATGTTAGAAATACTATACAAGAAGTAAAAGCTGATAAAGATAAAATAGTTTTTTCAGATATATTTCCTGGAGTAAGTATAAAACAAGGTGATGGTGCTATGAACCTTTGGAGTTTAGAAGGTGGATATAATAACTATCTAGCAACTGCACCTGGTGGAACAGCAACAGGATTTGGTTGTAGTCTTATGATAATAGATGACTTGATCAAAAATGCAGAAGAAGCTTACAATGCTAATGTTTTAGACAAACATTGGGAATGGTATTCACAAACAATGCTTTCAAGACTTGAAGAAGGTGGAAAAATAATAATTATAATGACTCGTTGGGTTACTGGTGATTTAGCTGGTAGAGCAATAGAACATTATAAAGCAGAAGGTAAAAAGATAAAACATATAAAAATGAAAGCTGTTCAAGATGATAAAGGTACTATGCTTTGTGATGAAATATTAAGTTATAAATCTTATTTATCAAAAGCAAAAGCTATGGGACCAGAAATAGCTTCAGCCAACTACCAGCAAGAGCCAATAGATATAAAGGGTAGATTATACAGTGAATTTAAAACTTATGTTGACTTACCTAAAGAAAAGATTGTTAAAATATCTGCCTATTGTGATACAGCTGACACTGGAGATGATTTTTTATGTAATATTATTTATGCAGATTGCAAGGATAGTGCATATATCCTAGATATTATCTATACCAAAGAAGCTATGGAAATAACCGAGCCACTTGTTGCAGAAGCATATAAAAAGTTTAATGTGAATGTTGCAGATATAGAAAGCAATAATGGAGGTAGAGCTTTTGCAAGAAACATTGAAAGAATTACAAGAGATAAAGGAAACTATAAGACAGTTGTTAAATGGTTCCATCAATCTGGAAATAAAATAGCAAGAATATTATCAAATAGTGCTTGGGTAAATAATAATATCTATATGCCTATAGATTGGAAAAATAAATGGTCAGAATTTGCAAAAGATATTATTTCTTATCAGAAGGAAGGAAAAAACAAACACGATGATGGACCTGATGCTTTAACTGGTGTTGCTGAGAAAATGGCAAGTGATGGATACAATTGGAATCTATAAGGGAGTAAGGTATGTTTAAGTTTATAAAAAACTTGTTTAGGAGAAAAAGAGATATGAATGGAGTACCGATAAAAGAATTAGAATTAATAATAAGAAACTTCTTAGCTAGTGAAAACTTAAAAAATATGCAATTAGGAGATAATTATTATAAAGGTAAACATGATATTTTAAATAGAGTTAGAAAAGTAATAGGACAAGATGGAAATTTAGTTCCAGCAGTTAATTTAACTAATAATAAAATTGTAGACAATAAATTTGCTGGTGCTGTGGATCAAAAAACAGATTACTTATTATCAAAAACACCTAGTCTTTCATCAAAAAATGAAAAGGACATGGATAACTTAAATAAAATATTTAATAGTAAATTTTTCAAGCTATTACACTCAATAGGTAAAGGGACTTATTTGAATGGAATAGCTTTTTTATATGTCTATTACAATGAAAAGAGTGAGTTTTCATTTAAGAAATTTAAAGGTAGTGAAGTTATTCCTATATGGAAAGATAATGATCATACTGAACTTGACTATGTTATAAGAATATATAAAACTAAAAAATTTACTGGATATGATTATAAGGAAGTTACTAATGTTGAAGTTTATACATTAGATGGAATAGATTATTATACTTGGGATAATGGATTAAGTTCTTTAATTGCTCATAAAAATTATATGAAGTTAGGAGATAAAGAATTCAACTGGGAGTATTTACCTGTTATTCCATTCAAAGTAGATGAAACAGAATTACCTTTAATTATAAAAGTAAAAAGTATTCAAGATGCAATAAATGAAGTAATAAGTGATTTTAAAAATGACATGGAAGATAATTCTAGAACTACTGTACTTGTTGTTAAAAACTATAATGGGCAAGGTGGTACATTAAGACACAATATGAATCTTTATGGTTATATTCCTGTTGGCTCTGATGGAGGAGTGGATCAATTAACAATTGAAGTTAATGCTGGAAACTATGAAACTATTTTAAAAATACTAAATAAATCTTTTATAGAAAATGCAAAAGCTTTTGATGCCAAAAGTGAGAAGCTTCAAGGAAATGTAAATCAAATGAATATTCAATCTATGTACAGTGATATAGATTTGGATGCAGCAGCACTTGAAAGAGAATTCAAAGCTTCTTTAAAAATAGTGTTATGGTTTGTAAAGCAACATTTAAAAGCTAACTTTAATGAAGATGATATAGATATCATATTTAATAAAGATATTTTAATTAATGAAAGTCAAACTATTGAAGATTGTCAAAAATCTGTTGGAATATTAAGTACAGAAACAGTAGTTGCTCAACATCCTTGGGTAAATGATTCTAAAGCTGAATTAGAAAAAATAAAAAAAGAAAAAGAAAGCTCTATTGAAGAGATAGAGGAAACTTATGAAGGAAATAATCATGAGTAATAACTATTGGATAGATAGATTTACAGCTGAAGAAAATAGAATCAATGAATTATCTAAGGAACAAGTAAAAGCAGCTAAAAGGCAATATGATATAGCTTTAAAGAATACAAATCAAAAAATATATGAGTTTTATGCCAAGTATGCAAAAGATAATAATATATCTATGTATGAAGCTAAACAAAGATTCAACAAAAAAGAATTAAAAGAATTTAAAATGTCTTTAAGTGAATATATTAGAAAAGGTCAATCTCTTAATATAAGTCCTAATGATAGCATTATAAAAGAATTAAAGAATGTTAGTTCAAGAGTTCACATTGAGAGATTAGAAGCTTTAAAAATGGAAATAAAAGCAGAAATAGATTTACTATCTAAGACTATGGAAAATAATTTAGATAAACATTTAAGAAGTATTTATAGAGATACTTACTATAGAAGTGCTTACAGTATTCAAAAAGGTTTAGATAAGTTTTCTAATATAGAGAAATTAAATCCTGAACTGCTTGAAAGTTTAGTATATAAACCTTGGACAAAAGATAATACTAATTGGAGTAAAAGAATTTGGGGTAATGATAGCAAGTTAGTTAATACTTTACATACTAATTTAACTCAAAATATCATAACAGGAAAACCTTTAAAAGATATCATAGATACTATTGAAGAAAGATTTAATGTTGAAAGAAACATAGCTACAAGATTGATAATGACAGAAAGTGCAGCTTATCATTCAAGAGCAAAAGAAAGATGTATGAAAGATTTAGGCTGTGAAAAATATGAAGTTATAGCAACTCTTGATGATAGGACATCGCCTATTTGTAGAAGTATGGATAGTAAAGTATTTGATATGAAAGATTATCAAGTAGGAGTTACTGCTCCCCCTTTTCATTCTAATTGTAGAACAGTTACTGCTCCTTACTACGATAAAATAGAAGGAGATACTAACCTAAGAGCTTCCAGAACAGAAGATGATGACTATGAGTTAGTAGATGTTAAAGATTATCAAGATTGGTATGATAATTATGTTGAGAAAAAGAATAAAAGTAGTATAATAAAAGAAAATATTCCTTTAACTTTAGAAAAATTTAAAGGGCATTCTAAAAAATGGAAAAATGAAGTAATTGATAAAATATTAACAGAAGATGAACAAAACTTAATAAGAAAAAAAATAAAAAATATTGAAGAAAATAGTGCTTTTTTGATGAGATATAAAAGCCAGTATTTTGAAAAATTAGTGGAAACAGATAAATTTATGAACCTTTTTGAAACTGGCATTAGTGGTGGAGTTCCAAATATAGAAGCTCGTATGAAAGTTAGTAAAAATTTATTTGGGCATAATTTAGAAAAAGAAACTTTTATTTTTTCAGAAAAATATGGTTATTTATCAAGTAAAGATTTTCTTGAAGATATTGAATTTTTTTCAAAAAGATACGGAACATCACAATATGGAGATATAATAATAAGTTTTAACAAAGATAAAATAAAAGATAGAATAACTTATACTTTAGATGACAGTCTTCTAGCTGGAGCAACTAAAGCAGTTGTATCTGGAGATTTTAAAGATAATTTATCATTGGGAATTGATAAATATAACTTAAAAAAATATTATGAAGTTTTAAAGGATTTTTCAGAAAGTGATGATGCTATCTCCTTAACTAAAGAGATTAAAAAAGAAAATGGATTCTTCAGATACATAGAATTACAATATCATGGAGATATAACTTTAGATGATGTTAATGAAATTTGTTTTTCTAAAGATTTACCAAAAGAAGATATAATAAAAATATTAAAAGATAAAAATATAAAGCTATTTAGATTGGAGGATGGAAAAATTGTTGAAGTATTCTAAATTTAAAAAAGCTCTTTTTGGTTGGAGTGAGTTTGTTTTTGTAGAGTTAGAAGATGGTATGGGTGCTAATGTGGATATTAAAAATAGAGCTATTGAATTAAGACCACTTGCAGATATTAGAGCTTATGTGAACCCACATACTGGAGAAGTTGATATACCTACAGAAGAAGATATAGAAAAAGCAAAAGAAGTTTTAGAAAATCCAGATTTTGTAATGAAAGGACCTTTTTATGATGATTTTTATGATAAAGATTCTGATATATATAAATCAGTTCAAAGAGGAGAAAGACTTATTTAAGAGAGTTAAAAACTCTCTTTTTTGTATTATCTCTTGACAAGTTCTAATATTTATAGTACAAATAGTATTATATTATTTTAGGAGGGGGATATATGAAAAAATATTTAATTCTTTTATTTACAATATTTTCTTTTTCAATCTTTGCAGAAAAATCTAATGTTGTATTAGATATTCAAAAATTATCAAAGTATTTTAAAACAAGTAAAATACAAAATATAGAAGGAGGATTAATTTCTATTAAAAAGCCAAATGTATCAATAACAATAAGTTTTTTAGATGAAGATCATTTTGAAAGTTATAAAGAAGATGCAATAAGACAGTTAACAGTAGAAGATGATTACTATATCTTTGATGAAAGAGAAAATATAATAACATTTTTAAAAGATAAAACAATATGTGTTATTAAAACAGATCCTAATGTAAATATACAATTTACAATAATCGCTCCTATAAGCTATTTTACCAAAAATATTGCTCAAAAAGATATGCAAAATATATATAATGCAGTAGAAGATAGTGATTATTAGAATATTTTGAAATAAAGAGAGTTTTTAGCTCTCTTTTATTTTTTGGAGGTAAAATTATGAATAATATATTAACTGAGAAAAAGAAACAAATAGATAATTTTGTTAATAAAATCTTATTAGATATTGAAAATGAAAAAATTGACTTAGAAAATTATGAATATTTACTAAGTCAATTAAAAAGTAATATAGAATTTTTATTGAGATACAACTAAGGGAGCTAAAGCTACAAACCAATCTCTAATTTCAGTAATTGTCATATAAAGATTTTTCATTTCTGAATTTTCTTCTAGGAACATCATACCAGATAAGGTTAAATAAGCATAATCATAAGCACGATATTTTTCATAATGAGTAGCCCCTAAACATTTTGAAATTATTATTCCACCAACATAACCTGCTTCAACTAAATTATGTAAATATAACCCTAGTTCGTGTTCTTTAAGTCCAAGTTTTTTTAAATCAAATTCAATTTTGATTTTATTAGAATAACAGTAATCAACAGTTCTTAGAATTTTATAAATTATTTTAGAATATTTTCCCATTTAATTCACCTCCCAAAAGAAATTATATCATATCTAAAAATTTCTCTTGACTTTTGACGACAGATATAATATAATACTTTTGTCGTCAGAAAGGAGAGTGAAATATGGATGACAAAAAGAAAATGGGTAGACCTACAAATGACCCAAAAGATGTAAAATTAACAGTAAGAGTCAATAAAGCAACTAATGAGATATTAGAAAAATATTGTAAAGAAAATAATATTTCTAAGGTTGAAGGAGTTAGAGAGGCTATAAATAGGTTGCCTATAAAAGAAAAATAAAAGAGTGATATTCAGTCCCTGAGAAAGATTTGAAATATCACTCACCACCAAAGTATTGGTATGTAAATATTATACACTGCATACCTCTATTTTGGCAACTAAAAAATTAAAATGGAGGTATTTTTTTATGGAAAAGCAAAACAAGAATTTTTTATTAACATTTATTGAATTAGCAACAGAAAAAGGAATTTTAAATGATGATATCACAGAACATAAGAAGAAACTATTTAATCTTATGAATGAAGTTGAAGAAAATTATGTTGGAGATAAGAGAATATTTGTGCAACTTGAAAGAGCTATTATAGATGTAATAGAACTAACACAACATAAGTACTTTGATTATGGAAAAATAGGAAATACTATTGATGAAGAATATCAACTTAGTAATTACGACCCATTTAAAAGATTAATGGAGGTAGAAAATGAAGAATAAACAATTACAAATTATAGAAGAAAGAGAAGTATTAGGAAAACAATTAAGAATATATGGAGATTTTGAAAATCCATTATTTAAAGCTGATGAAGTTGCTAAATGGATAGAACATTCTAATGTTAGTAAAATGTTGGAAAGTGTTGATGATAATGAAAAAATTAAATTGGAAGTAGGCACTCTAACTAATGGTTATAGTGCTTGGTTTTTAACAGAAGATGGATTATATGAAGTCCTAATGCAAAGCAGAAAACCAATAGCAAAGAAATTTAAGAAAAAAGTTAAAGAAATATTAAAAGATGTTAGAAAATATGGAATGTATGCCACAGATGAATTATTAGACAACCCAGATTTGATAATAAAAATGGCAACTAGATTAAAAGAAGAAAAGGCAAAAAATAAAGAGCTTGAAGATAAGATGAAAGAAGATAAGCCAAAAGTATTATTTGCTGAAGCAGTATCAATAGCAAAAAATACTATATTAGTTAGAGAAATGGCAAAATTAATAAAGCAAAATGGAGTTGATATGGGAGAAAAAAGACTATTCATTTGGCTAAGAGAGAATGGATATCTAATAAAGAAAATAGGAACAGACTACAACATGCCAACTCAAAGGTCTATGGACTTAGGATTATTTGAAATAAAAGAAAGTCCAGTACTTCATTCAAGTGGAGAAATTGAAATAAGTAAGACACCAAAGATTACTGGTAAAGGGCAACAATATTTCTTAAATATATTTTTAAAAGATAAAATAGCATAGATAACAGAAAGCACTTAGTTAATTCTAGGTGCTTTTTTATTTCAAAGGAGAGTGGTTATCTTCAAATAATTTTAATAGTTATAAAAGATAATTCGTGTTTTTGGTATTACACACGTAAAAGAATAAGAGCTAAATTGTTGACATACAACGTTAAAAATGAAAGGAGCAAATAAATGAATAAAGATGAATTAATTAAGTTAGGACTAACAGAAGAACAAGCAATGAAGTTAATAGAAAAATATGGGAATATGATTCCACAAGGTAGATTTAATGAAGTTGTAGAAGAAAAGAATAAGTTAAAAGTAGATTTAACTGAAAGAGATAAACAATTATCAGAATTGCAAAAGAACAATTCAAGTAATGAAGAATTAAAAAAACAAATTACTGAATTACAAGAAAAGAATCAAGCTAGTGAAAAAGAATATCAAGAAACATTAGCTAAAATAAAACTTGATAATGCTTTAGAACTTGCTTTAACAACTGCAGGAGCTAAAAATAATATAGCTGTAAAAGCATTATTAAAAATGGAAAATATAAAAATGGATAATGACAAGGTCATAGGTTTAACTGAACAAATAGAAGAACTAAAAAAGACAAGTGATTATCTATTTAAGGTTGAAGAAAAAACACCACCAGCACCAGCAGGAACAACACCAGCTAATCCAAATGGTAGTGGAAATCCTGCTGAATCTAAAGTAACATTAGGTAGTGCTTTAAGTGCATTTTATAAAGGTATTAATTAAAAATTTTAGGAGGTAAAATATGCCAGCAATAACATTAGCAGAAGTAAGACAAGGACAATTAACAGATCTAGAAAAAGGAGTAATTGATGAATTTACAAGAGGAGATTATTTATTTCAAGCAATACCATTTGACCCAATAGCTAACCCAATAAAAGGTGGGGCAGGTTGGTCAGCGTCTTATGTACATTTAAGTGAAGAATCTCAAACAGGCTTCAGAGGTATCAATGGAAAGTATGACGATACATTTGCAAAAAAGAAAATGAAAACAGCAGAAGTAAAAGTTTATGGAGGTTCATTCTCTATTGATAGAGCATTAAGAGATCAAGGTGGAGTAGAAAATGAAGTTGCTTTGCAAATGGCCCAATTAATTAAATCTGCAAGAAAAGGATTTTCATATTATTTAATAAATGGATCAGTTGCAACATCAGGAGATCAATTTGATGGATTAGATACATTATTAAAAGGAACAGCTACAGATATGCTAGCTCATACAACAGGATTTGATTTATCTACATTTGCAAAAGTAAAAGAAAATGCACTTGAATTTGCAACAAAATTAGATGAATGGTTATCATTATTAGATGAAAAACCTCATGCTTTAATAGGAAACTCTAAGATGATTACAAAGATAAAAGCAGCGGCAAAAGTTACAGGGTTATATACTTTAACTCCAACAGCTTATGGATCACAAATTGATTCTTATGATGGTATTCCATTAATCACAGTTGAGAAATATATTCCTAAGGGAGAAACAGTAGCAAAAGAAACAATAACTATTGATAATGCTACTGGAAACACTTCTTTATATGCAGTGAGATTTGGAGAAGATGCTTTATCAGTTGCATCTCCATCTTCTGGAAAAATAATTGATGTAATTGCCCCTGACTTCAATGTAGCTTCTGAACAAGCAAGAGGACTTGTTGAATTAAGAGGAGTGCCTATTCTAAAATCTTCAAGATCTTGTGGAGTATTAAGAAACATAAAAGTACAATAATAGGAGGTAAAATATGTTTATAATAAAAACTAAAAATGAAAGCTATACTGGAGAAATATCTGGTGTAGCTTTTTTAAATGGGATAGCAAAAGTTAAAGACCTATCAACAACTGATATTGAATGGTTTAAATCTTATGGACATACAGTAGAAGAAACAATAGAAGAAGTTACTACTGAAGAAACAAATGTTGAAGAAGCAAAAACAGAAGAAGTTAGTAAAAATAAAAAAGGGAAATAATTATGATAGATATTATTGAAGATAAAGAAAAGATTATACAAGACTTAAAAAATATATTGCTTGGATATAATTATACTTTACAAGATGATGATAAACTATTTGATATTATTTTACCTAAAAACTTACAAAATCTTAAAAATCTATTAAACAGAGAAGAAGTGCCAAATGAATTATACTATGTATTTCTATGTAGATGTGTAGGTGATTTTCTTAACACCAAATATTCCACAAATACTTTGAATATAGATACTCTTAACTTTGAGCCAATGTTAGCCTCACTTACAGAGGGTGGAGTTTCTATGAGTTTTAAGGGTAATACTAATCAAGAAACTTTTTCAAATGTAATACAAGGACTAATAAACTATGGAAAGCAAGAAATATATAGATATAGATTTGTGGGGTGGTAATTATGTTTGATTATGCTAGGAAAATACTAGAAAAAACATACACTGGAAAATGTAATATATATGGTACTGAACTATTTACAGATGAAAATGGAATAACAGATGAAAGAGAAGGGGTATTAGTTAAATCTGATATCCCTTGTTTCTTATCGTATGAAAGTAATCCTGTAGCAATTCAAGGGGATTATGGAGTAGCAACATCTGTAATAAAATTATTTTTAAGTCCAGATATAGAAATTTCTCTAAATTCTGATATTGAAATAACTCAAAATGGAATCACAAAGAAGTATAAACATAGTGGAGAAGTAGCAATGTATAAAACACATCAGGAAATTACTTTAGTTAGTGAAAGGAAAGCCTAATGAAATTAAATATTGATCTTTCTGAATTTAAAAGATTTACTGAGAAAAATGTAAAGCAATTAAAAGAAAACTATGATAAAGCTATTGATGATTCTTTGAATGAGTTAGGTGGAAGGTTATTAAATAAAGTCATAAGAAAAACTCCTGTTGGAAAAAGTATAAAAGGTTTTAAATACTTTGGAAATAAAACAGGAGAGCTTGTAAGATATACAAAAGGTAAAAATAAAGGCAAGTATAAAACTAAAACTGTTATTAATCACATAGGTGGAAATTTAAGAAGAAGTTGGTATGTATCTAAACTTATAAAAAGTAATGATAAAAGGTTTATTACTCTTTATAATGTAGCAAGATATGCTATTTATGTAGAATATGGGCATAGACAAACACCAGGTAGATTTGTACCAGCTATTGGGAAAAAGTTAAAAGCTAATTGGGTTAAAGGTAGGTTTATGATGACTAATTCAGTAACTGAAATTAATAAAATTAGGCAAGCAGTATTTAATAGGAATTTAGCTAAATATATGGAGGATAAGGAGTAATGAAAGTTTTAAATAATATAGCAAAAGCTATTACAAAAAATTATCCTGATAAAAAAATAAATATCAATGATATAACACAAGGCTTTGAAACTCATAGCTTTACATTACAATTAGTAAATCATAGAGATACTACAATAGCAGGAGTTAAATTTAATAAAGTTTATACTGTTGATGTTATTTATCATGGAGAGAAGGATAAAGATATATTCCAAGTGGCAGATGAATTAATTGATAAAATCACTCTTGATATTAAGGATTTTAAAATTTTAAATTATGAAATTGAAATAATTGAAAAAGAAGCTCATACAATTGTTGAATTAATGGAGTGTAATATCAAAAAAGTTAATTTAGAAGATGATAACTCATTCTATTCTAAATTGAAAAAGGCAGTTGAAAAGATAAGTCAAAAAAAATGTGATTTCATTAATACGGACCTTACAGGAGTAGATTTAAAAAAAGGAATATTTATAATTCAACCTCAAGAATTAAGTGCAGAAACAATTAGTATTAATCATAAAAAGCAATATGATAGAACTATAAATCTAATTTATCTTGAGGATAATTATTTTAATATAATGCCATCTATTAGTTGGTTTGAAGAACAAATGAAGTTGCTATGTGAAGATTTGGAATTAAGAAAAAGTTATATAAATATGGATTACTCAGTAAGTTTTAATTATGGTAATGATGATGAAATTTATAGTGCAATAGTTAATATTAATGCTGAATTAATTGTGAAAGAGAGGTAAAAAATGGATATACAATTTTTAGTTGGAAAACAAACTGCAGAAGGGACTGCTAAATTAACTGGATTAAATCAATTAGATTGTACAAATTATGGTGTAGTACCTAAAGTAAATAAAACAACAAGTAAAGCAATAGGTGCTGGAAGATGGGAAAGAGATGGATTTGTATCAAAAGTTGAAGTCAATGGAGATTTAACTATTGAAGCAACGACAGGGCAATTAGAAATATTATTAGAAGGTGCAGGATTTAAAGGAACAAAAAGTGGAAAAAACCAAGACTTTTTACCTGGACCATTCGATAATTTCTTAACACTTATTTCAAATAATATTGAAGATGACATAGCAGAATATGCTCAAGATTGTTTAGTATCTAGCTTAAAGATAAGCACTCAAATGGAAGCATTTGTAAACGTAACTGCTAATATTCTAGGTAAAGAACACAAGGTACTAAATAATAAAATAAATGCTACTCCTGTTGCATTAAAAGGAGAATCATTAATTTGCTTAGGGGCTATTATAAAAGAAACTTCAACAGATATGACTGCAAAAATAGAATCAATAGATATAAATATTGATAATAAACTTGAAGGAAAAGGGGCTTTAAATACAGTCTATACAACTAAAATTAGACAAGCTGATAGAGGAACAGTTGGGCTTAATTTAACTTTCAATAGTTTTGATAAAGATAGTTATAAAAGTGCTTATGAAATGCTAAGAAAAAATACATCTTATGTTGTAGAAGTTACTTTAGCAGAAACAACAGATCCAACAAAAATAGTTAAATTAGAATTTCCAAATGTAAAAGTTTCAAATGTGGAAGCAACTAATTTAGATGGTGCTGGTGGAATGACAAAAGAATTAACTGCTTATTATGATAAAGCATCACAAACACCAGTTAAAATAACATTTGAAAATTACCATGATGCGTAAGGAGTAGGAAATGAAAAAAGAAAAAACAGAGGATATAAAAGAACCTATTGAAGAAAAGAAAGTTAGTTATATAGTTAACTATGGGAAAGATGGAGATATTATAGCAGTTGAAACAGTAGGAACATTTAGAAATATGATGAATTTCTATAATAAACCACGTGAAACTGTTAGAGTTTTATCAGATGCAAAAGCTTTTGAAACTGTCAAAATTCACTATACTTTTGAAGAAATGCCAGAATTTGAATTATTATTGGCACAAACTTTAAAGATTACTTTAGAGAACAAAGAAGTAGATAAAACAGCTGAAAATTTAATGAAATTCTTTGATAAAGAGCCTCATACTTTTCAAAAAATATTAGATGAAATAATGAAAAACTCTGAAAATAGGGGTTTCAAGATATAGAACAAGTCTATTATAAGGCTTGTTCTTTTTATATGAGAGGACACAAGGCAGCCAATAAGGATAAATATCAAAAAATAATTAATGATATTCATAGGTATAATATGTACTTTGAAACTAAAGGTATGGATAGTTCTTATTATTATATTCATAGATTACCATTAGATAAAGGTTATGATGATCATCCTTATTGGCTTATTGAAAAAATCAATTTTATCTTAAGAGTAACAAATAAAATTTATTCAGAAATGAGAAAAAGGAGAAGTTAATATGAGTGATAAGAAATTAAAGACAGTTATAGAAGTTGTTGATAAGTATTCAAAAGAATTAAAAGACTTCTCTAAAAAAATAAATGAAACAAATGATGAGTTAAAGAAACTACAAGATAATTTTGGAAAAGGTAGTGATGGAGCTAAAAAGTTATCTGATTCATTAGGAATGATAAAAAAAGTTGGAGTAGCTGCAGCAGTTTTATATGTTGGAAATAAAATAAAAGATCTGGGAAAGTTTGCAATAGAAAGTGCTTCTAAAATGGATGAACTAGCAAATGTTACTCAACAAGTTTTTGAAAGTTCTACAAAAGAAATTGAACAATGGGCGAGAACTATTGATAAGGAAGTAGGTAGAAGTATTTACCAAATGCAAAATTTTGCTAGTGTATATGGTTCAATGTTTAAAGGTGCAGGATTTGATACTTCATTTTTTAAACAAATATCTAAGGATTTAGCAACTTTCACTGCTGACTTTTCTTCTTTCTTTAATGTTACTGATGATGAAGCTTTTACAGCAATAAAAGGAGCATTAACAGGAGAAACAGAAGCATTAAAAAGATATGGATTAATTTTAAATGATACTACTATGGCGGAATATGCTTTATCTAAAGGTATAAAAGAAAAATGGCAAGAATTAGATACAGCAACAAAAATGCAACTAAGATATAATAAGTTAATGGAAATGACTACATACATTCAAGGGGATGCTAGTAGAACTATTGATGGATATGCTAACTCATTAAAGAAAGCAGAAGGATTAATAGATAATATTGCAACAGCTATGGGGCAAAAACTGTTACCATTTGCTACTAAAGTTGTTCATATGTTTAATGGAATAGCTGAAGCTGTTGATGATATGCTTAGCAAAAAATCAAGTACAGATTATATATTTGATTTCGCAATGGAAAAGCAAAATTTAAGTGACTTAAAAGATAGATATGTAGAATTATCACAATTATACCTTGAAGGTTTAAGTACTCCCGAAAGTGAAAGAGAAAGAAATGAGTTATATCAAAAACTATTAGCTATGTATCCTGAATTAATAGGAAAAATTAATAGTGAAGCTTCTGCTTATTTAGAAGTGGCTGGAGCTATAGATACAGTCATTGGCAAATTAAAAGAAAAAATACTTAAACAAGCTCAAGAACAATATTTTGATGAAAGAGTAAAAGCTGCTAAAAAATATAGTGATCAAATTGTAGAAATAGATGAAAATCTAAAAAAGCTAAATACTAAAATAATAGCTGAACAAAAAATAAATCCTGCATATTTATTAGATGATAAAACTTCAGCAAAAATAGCTATGGCTAGAACAGATGAAGAAAAAAAGAAAATAGCTACAGAAGTATTAGAGAAAGCAGGAAATCTTAATATTACAAATGGCAAAAAGAAAGCTGTGATTGAATATGCAGAAAAAAGTAATAGCTATTCTAATGATGCTACATTAATTCAAAGAAGGCAAGAATTGGTTGTTAAAGAATTAGAAAATAGTCAAAAAAAAGATTTTGAAAGCCTAAAAAACACTCTTAATACAGTAGAAAAACTTGAGAATAATTCAAATAATAAAATAATAGCAGGTGCTAAAAAGGTAACTCAAGAAAAAACAAAATTGAAAGAAAAAGAAGCTAATGATTATAAAGAAACTAATAAAGAAATATCAGAGTCAGATAGAAAAACTATAGAAGAGGCAACTAATCTATTAATTGATTGGAAAAATGGAAAATATAATAATGCTAATTTAAAAGCATTAAAAGATATTCATAAAAAAATAGTAGCTTCTGGAATAGATCCTGTTACTGCTTCTGAAATTCAATCTAAAATAACTCAATTAGAATCTCTTGAAGGAAAAACAGAAAAAGTAGCTAAAGCAACTAAGGCTATAAAAGGTCATAGTAAATCAATAGCTAAAGATATTAAAGATATCTATGGTGCATTTCAAAAAGATATGCAAAATCAGATGAACTATGATGACATTATAGGAACTTCTGATATAGATAAAATCAAAAATCAAATAAGTATTTTAAAAAGATATATAAAAGAAGCAGTTGATAATGGAAATATTGATTTAGCTAAAAGCTTGCAAGTTCAATTACAAGAAAAAGAATTTAAGATTAAAAAATTTGATATTGATGAAGCTTTAGAAGATGTTAAAGAAAAATTAGAAGATTTAGAAATAAATTTAAAAAAAGGAAAAATATCAGAAGAAAACTATCATGAGGAAAAAGCTAAAGTTCTTGGAGACTTAATAAAAACATATGAAAAGCATAATATTAACTTAGAAAATTTATCTGAAGAAGATGCTAAGTATTTAAGAGAAAATATTGAAATGGCAAAACAAAAGAAAAAAGCATCAGAAGATGAAGTAGAACATTTACAAGAAATAGCAATTAAATTAAAAAAAGTAAATGATTTAATAGATAGTATAAATATATTAGCTTCTAATTTCTCCCAATTAGGACAAGTTGCAGGAAGTAAAACAATAAGTAATATAGGAAGTGTATTAGGAAATTTAGCAAACATTGGAACATCTTATAAAAATTTTGACATGAAATCAATAACGAAAATGTTTTCAGGTGGAATAGATAGTTTTACTTCAGGAATAACATCTATAAGTTCTATTGTTGGAATCGCAACTGGTGGATTAAGTATTGTTAAAACTTTAGGATCAGCATTAGGTTTTGGAAAAGGTAAAAAGAAAGCTGCTGAAATAGATAAAAGAAATCAAGAAAATACAAATAGATATAATGAGCAGATAAAAGCTATGCAAACTTTGACAGAAGTATTAAAAAGAAATAATGAAATAGTAAAGAGTTTTTCAGATAAAGTACTTACTGATATTTCTAAAAATCCAACACTTTCTTATATTTCAAGTGGCAATAGAAACATTGACTTATTTAAAGATGCTATGTTAAGTGGAAAACATTTCAATGATATTTCTGCGTTAGAAAAAGGGTCATCTAAGTACAGAAAAGGTTTTAGGAAGAAGAGAAAAGATACATATACTTCTGTAAATATTGGAGAAGCACAGTTATTAAAATATTTAGGTTTTGATAAAACTGAGTTAGATTCATTTTCTGATAGTGAGATAAGACAACTAAATAGTATTTTAAATAATGTATCTCATAATGATTTAGTGAGAGCAACTGGAAGGAATTTAACTGAATCTAATTTAGAAGAATGGAAGAAACAAATATCTGAGTTTGTATCACAATTAGATTTATTGGAAAGAGAAAAGAAAGATTTATTTAGAGGTTCAACTCTTGAAAGCTTTACTGGAATAGATTATTTATCTGAAAAGAAATTAATTGAAGAATACACTGAGCAATTTAAACAAATGGGTCTTGTAGGTGAGCAATATAACTCTACTATAAGAGAAATGGCTAAAAATAATCAAGTCTTAGTTACAGCAATGCAAGATGTAAGAAATCAAACAATTGAGGGCTTAGCTAGTGGTAATGGTGGATTTGTAACATCAATGAAAGGATATTTTGAAAAAATATTCAAAAATGCAAGTTCAATTGCATATGATGTAGCTTTTTCTGATTTGGATAGTTATTTTAATGAAGAATTTCAAAAAATTTCTGAAAAAATGGTTAATATTAAGAAAAGTGGAAGGCTAGATTTTAATGATTTGCTTACTGGAGTAGATTTTAATAAGTTAAAATTAGCTGAGGGGATAGAAACTCAAGCTAAAAAATCTATTGATACAATTAAACAATTTTTATTAAATAGAGGTATTGATATTTCTATTATTAATAAAATACTTCCAAATTCAGATTTTAATGATAAATTAAATGATATGAAAAATGCTTTAAGTACTGCAATGAATGATGCTCAAAAAGAAAAGAAATTTGATACTTTTTCAAAAACTTTAGGAGAGTCTTTATATGAAAGTACAAAAGCTAGTTTAATAAAAGCATTTTCTGAAAGTTCTGTATATCAAGGTTTAATATCTAAGTTTGTTAATACTCAAGATATGAAAGCAGAGATAGAGAAAGTTGGAACATTTGAAGGAGCATTTAACATCATCAAAAATAAACTAAAAGATTTTGGTTATAGATTAGAGAGTAATGGACTAGGTGGATTTGATGCTATAAATAATAAAGATAGCATTGAAAATCAACTAGGGAATGCTTATTATCAGGATAAATCTTCTAATGTAGAAATTAAAGTTACTAATAATTTCTATGAAAAGGTTTATGGAGTGGATGATTTAGAAGGTAGAATTTTAAAAAGTGTGAATATAGGTATAGAAGCTTGGACTAAAAAGCCAAAAGTAACATCATAGGAGGAATAAATGCAAAAATTGAGTATGGAAATAGATAGCCATTTATATGTGGCTAAAATAACTAACATATCTAAGAATAACGATATAACAGAGTACATTGATAGTTGTAACATTACTTTACCTAAAGCTAATGAAATTTCTTCTATGGAGGCTAATTTTATTCTTGATGAAAAATTAGTTGATAATGGAAATGAAGTAAAAATAGAAATTATCGATGAAGTAGGTAATATCTTATATACATTGCAAGGAATGGCAACTCTTGAAAAAAGAAATAAAAGTTACACAGGAAATGAAACATGGACCTATTCTATAAAAGATAGTTATGAAAAGTTATTTGATAAGGTAGTACCTGAAACAATGGTTTTCTTTGACTTATTCTTTTGTAATGTAAATGATAAAAGTAATTCTTTACTTCATATTGTAGCAAATAAATTAGGTTTTAGAGAGAACCAGGTTGATTTTAAAGACATAATATTTAATGATGGGAGCTTAATAAGAGTTCCCTTTGTTTTATTTGAGCAAGATGAAAGATGGATAGATATTTTACAAAGATTTATAAAAGCTACTGATAGTATTTTATATATCAAAGATAAAAAGCTCTTTTCAAGACAAAAAAGTTTCAATATCAATGAGGATTTGAGACTCAATAAAACTAATATTATAACTGAAATTGAAGAAACTTTTAATTCTAATTTATATAATGGAATTCGTGTAACTTATGATAGATTTTTGAAGTTAGATAATCGTGTAGTATTTGATTTATCTCAAAAAATAATAGTTGATAAAAATAAACCTGTAGGCAGTCAAGATATTCAAAGTATGAAAATAAGTTATTCAACTTCCAGTGTTGCTAATCCTACTTTAACAAAAGCAACGGCTTATTATTTTACTAGAGAAGACGATGTAAATAGTAAAGTTGATATTTTACTTGTGAAAGGAACTCATTATACAGTTGAGGAATGGAAAGAAACACAGGCAATAGTTAAATTTTTTAATCCTTATCCTTATAAACTATATATAGAAAACTTTGAAATAAAAGGGCTTCCACTTGTGAAATATGAAAATAATGAATCAGTTATTAAAAATCTAAATATTATAGAGAAAAATCAAGAAAACTTTGTATCTATTCAAAAAAATAGAGAAGTTCAAACTGAAAAACTTGCTAAACATATAGCATTATGTGAATATAAAAATCAAATACTAAATAATAAGACTTTTAATTTTACTACTAATTTTTTGAAAGATATTAAATTAGGTGAAGTCTATAGTTTAGAACTTGAAGATATTAATACCATTGTAAGAGTGACAAATATTAGCATATCTTTAAAACCTGCTGAATTTGAAATGAAAATAGAAGCTGATTGTATTGAAAATGATGATGATTTTACATACTCTAGTACTTTATCGGGAAAAAGCAATAGCAGTTTTATAGATTTAAAATCTCTTGAAGAAAAGATAGATGAAAATAGTAAAAATCTAAAAGTTTTAGATAAAGATATAAAAAGCAGATTATTCAAGCAAAAGACTCAACCCGATACTGCTGATGTAAAAGAAAATGATATTTGGCTTAATCCTGATACAAACGTATGGAAGAAATTTTATAATGGAGTATGGAACTCTATATCTGAAACTGAAATATTACCAGCTATGAAAATGTATAACTCTATTGATGGGAATATTATAAAGTTACAAGGTACAGCTGATAAGGTTGGAGCATATCTCTTAAATGAAGGTGAGAAATTTGGAAGCCTTAATGGAGAACTTGCTCATGTAACTTTTGATAAATTAGGACAATTCGAAGCAGAAAATCCTAATAATAGAGTTGCTTTAAATATTAAGGACCCAGCTAATCCTAGTGTAGTGACTTCACAAATATTATTAGGTGTTACAGACATAACAGATGAAAAATACAAAGATGTATCTTTTCAAGTTGGAGATGAAGCAACAGGGCATTATATACAATTTAAAAATAATCAAGCAAGAGTTGTAGAGAATGGAAAAACTATAACTGATATTAATAATTCATTGGAGAATGGAGATTTTACTATAACTGGTAGAACAAATTTTGATGGTTCTGCTAGATTTATTAGTCGTGGAACAAATGAAGTTATAACTATTGCTAATGGTGCTATTGATTTTTACAGAGATGGACGAAGATTAACAAGAATTAAAAATATTAGATACGGGACCATAGCAACTGATAGTTCTGGAAGTGGAGTTGTGAATTTTGAAGGTTTTAAACAACCTATGATAGTTCTTCCAACTATAAAATCTGCAAATTTTGGAAAGAATATGGCAAGTATATTTTGTTATGCTGAGCATTTAGGTGGAGTTTCATATCGTTTCTTTATAGGGGGAACAAATGAAAACTATAGAGATGCTAATGCTATTAAAGCTATGGGCACTAGTTGGAGTACAAATAATGCATTTGTCACAACACTTTTAGGCATAACGGGTTATTTAGATGGGAAATACTATAAAGGTAACTATAAAGAACTTGGAGTAAATATAAAAGAAACAACAAAGAATGGGGAAATAAAAGCAATCTTAAACGTTTTAAAAGTACCAACATTTAATGTAAAAGTTAAGAGAAATGGGGAAGTTATCTTTGATAAGAATTATTCTATTAATATAAATCATAAAGAACTACCTTATCGAATAGAGTATAGTATAAATCCATTAAGTATTGATGTAAATTTTAATATTCTAAAAAAATTTATAAATAGAACAAATATTACTTACACTTTAGAAATTACAATTTTAGAAAGTAATTTAGAAGTAAGTGGAGAATTTTATACTTCACATGGAAATAATGTTGGAAAAGATCCATCAGGGATAAGATATGAATATTATCAATATAGAGGCGTTATATATAGTATAAACAACTCATCTTTTAAGAACTTATCAATAACGGCAAGTGCTGAAACTTCAACTATATCATCTGCAACTGGAAGTGGAGAGGTGCAATACATAGCAATGGAGGTCGATTAATATGTATTTTTATTTGAATAAAGAAAATTTATTAAATGGAGAAGTAGTAATTGTTTTTCAAACAGAAAATCAAATACATAACTATAAAGAAATAACAAATTTTGGAGAATTAGTAGAGTTTAAAGGAGAAAGTATTCCAGCTGTTTGGGAATATTCTGAAACAGAAGATGTAATGTATAACATAGAAGATAAGCCTAGTCCTTATCATATCCTTAAAAATAAAAAATGGATAGTTGAAGATAAAGAAGGCTTTAAGGAATATTGTTTTAATAATATAGACAATATAAAACAAGAGATTCTTGAGTATGGTTTTGATTATGAAATTACTAATGGAGATAAACATAGACAGAGATGTCGAGATAATGATATAGCAAAAATGGTAGCTACTGTTGTATCACTTCAATTGGCAAAATCACTTGGTTTAGAGCAAAAAGTAATATGGTACTTTGAAGATAATGTAGGAATGACTGTTGGATTATTAGAATTAGGTAAATTAATGCTTTTTGGAACAACATTCATTCAAAGCATCTATGATACCGAAAATTATTTCAAAACATTAAAGGATATTAAAAAGATTTCTAAAAATGAATTTGAAATAAAAAGAAAAGAATTACATATAAAAATAGTAGGAGGTAAATAATGGAACATATAACAAATGTTTTAGTTTATTCCAATAGATGTGAAGTTCTAGATAGTCATGTGTTTACAGTTGGAGATAAAGGTTTTCCACATATAAGACTAAAGTTTATTTATATGTTTGGAGCTGAGACTTTACAAGGAAAACAATTAGAGCTCAAATATATCCTTCCAGATAAAAGTTATCAGGTTGAAAATATAAATGTAACTGAGAAAGATGAAGTATTATTTCCTATTCATTATAGTGTTTTCGTTAATGGTGGTTGGACTACTCTAAAAATAACTATTGTGGAAGGTGCAAATAGAATAACTTTAGATGACATAATTATAAAGACTAAAAAACTAGAAGCCGAGCAAGAGTTCCAACATAAAGATGTTAAAGCTATTGTTCAAACTGAAATAACTAAAATATCTAAAAAAATAAAAGAATTTGAAGAAGAAACAAAGATTGAACTTAATACTTTAAAAACTAATCTATCTCAAAATCTAGAAACAGAAAAAAATTCTAGTATTGAAGCATTAAAAGAAGCATACACTAATGAAATTAAAAAATTGGATGGAGATGTTAAAAAAGTTGTAACAAAATATTTGAAAGAAAATACTGATACATTTAATGGAGAAATAGCAAAATTAACTGATACATTAAATGGAAAAGAAAATTCTTTTAACAAAAATACAGCATTTAATAAAAACTTTGGAACAACAGCAGATACAGTTTTGGAAGGAAATAAGTTAGATGAAATAAATGAAAAATTTAAAACTGTTAATAATGGAATAGATGCTAAGTTTAAAGGTGTTGCTGGAGGTAAAGTAAATCTTAATTTTATTCAAGATCCAGGAGAAAAAATTGAAGGTGAATATTATTTAGATAAAACTTCAGGGAAATTACATAGATGTATTAAAAGAACATTTAGTACTGTTAATTCTGCAGAGCATTTTAAAGATTATTCGTTAGAAGCAATTATAAGTGATCTTGAAAGTTTAACAGAGACTGGTAGTAATGAAAAAGGAAGTTGGTTCAAAGATAAAAGAACTGGATTGATTATACAATGGGGATTTATAAATTTAACTGTTACAAAGCAAGATTATGAAGAACACCTTGTAGATTTACCAATCCCTTTCCCTAATAATTTATATAATACATCTGTTGCAAGAAATTATAACTACCATAATATAAGTGATGGTAAATGGAGTTGCATTCCTGAAAATAATAATAAAATAAAAATTTTAACATCTGGATTTACATATAATTTTAGGAAAATTGATGGATATTTTTGGATAGCGATAGGAAAATAAACTAGAGGTAGTTTAGTATAGCTACCTCTTTTAAAATGTGTTATACAGCCTCTCATGAGGTCATTTTTTTAAGGAGGTATATATGTTTGTTTTATCACAAGCAAGCTTGGATAAATTAAAAGGTGTACATCCAAACTTGATTAATTTTTTCAAAGAATTAATTTTAATAAGCCCTTGGGACTTTAGAATTCTAAGAGGTGTAAGTACACCAGCAGAACAAAACAAATTGTATCAACAAGGTCGAACTATAAAAGGATTAAAAGTAACAAATTGTGATGGATTTAGAAAAAAGTCTAATCATCAAATCAAATATGATGGACTAGGTTATGCTACGGATATTGGTGTGATTGTGAATGGAGAGTACAAAGGAACTTGGAAAGATTTTCACTACTACCAAGATATCTACAATATAGCCAAAGATAAAGGGCTATTGCAAAAATATAATATTGAATGGGGTGGAAATTGTTGGAAATCATTTAAGGATGCTCCTCATTGGCAAATTAAGGGAGCAGATAAAATAAGTTTTAAATAATAATTGTCTGGCCAGACAAAAAATAAATTTTAGGAGGTAGTAATTATGGAAAAAGAATTGTTATGGAATGTGTTAGGTTATGTTGTATCATTGGTAGTTTATTTAATTTTAAAGTGGAGATATGAAGGGAGAGAAGCCTTAAATAGAGAAGCTATTGAACAAGAAATATCTATAAAAGGTAAGGGACTTGGAGAACTTAAAAAGAAAGCTGTACAAGAATTCATATCTAAATTGCCAAAACATTTGAGAATATTCATAAACGAAAATACAATAGATGCAGTAGTAGCTGAATTACAACCATTATTCAAAAAGTTAAAAGATGGAAAAGAGTAAATTAAATCTAAGATTTTTATCTGATGGTAAAGCAATGCTATTAGATGATTATATCTATGACATTAACGGCTATCAGATAAAAGTCTTTAAAGGTTTTATAACAGATGGAGCATCTATTCCAAAATGTCTACAATCTATTTATAATCCTTTTGGAAAATGGATAAAAAGTGCTGTAATTCATGATTATTTATATTCCAAATATAATAACACTGGTATAAATAGAAAATTAGCAGATAAGATTTTTTATCATATTATGAAAGAAACTGAAGTAAATAGTAATACTAGAAAAAAATTTTACAAAGCTGTAAGATATTTTGGTGCAATGAGTTGGCAAGATAAAATAGAAAATGAAGGATACAAAGACCAGGCAATAATAGATCATACTAAGGAAGCAAGAGAATATTATAACTACTGGAATACTATTTTAAAAATATAAAAAGGAGGCGAGTATGTTTGCAATTACACAAGAACACTTAAGCTTTATTGGTGGTGTCATAGCAATAGTTGCTTTCGTGAAAGGAATAACAAATAATATAGACAATAAAATTGAAAAAAATAATCAGTATTTAGAAAATCTTATTGATAAAAAATTAGATATAATTGTCTATGAAGCTAACAAAAAAAGTTTTGAACAATGGAGCAATGAAAAAGATAGAATTATAGAAGAAAAGATTTCTAAGATTGAAACTTCTTTTAAAAGTGATTTACAAGAAATAAAAGCAAGTTTAAAAGAAATAAATCAGCATATGTTAAATTGTAAAAAATAATGGGGTAGGAAAAAATCCTACCCTCTTTTTTTATTAAAATATTAAATTAGTTTCAAGAAAAATCAAGTTATAAATTTCGGTAGTTAATGGAGTGAGTTTCAACTGAGAGCGGATTGAAGAGTTTTAGAGGAAAAGATGGACTATATAGTAGTTTATACAAAGGAAAATATAGACCTGAAGAAGTATTGAGTTCAGACTTTTTTTGTTCACACAGAAAAATATTTATAGAATATGTGGAAGAAGAATTGAATATCAATGGTATTAAACCTAATAAAGGTCATTTAGCATTAGCTGAATTAGAAAGAAGAGGTATATTAAAAGCAGTAATAACTCAAAATATAGATGATTTACATCAAATGGCTGGGAATAAAAATGTTTTAGAATTACATGGAAGTTTAAAAAGATGGTATTGTTTAAGTTGTGGAAAAACATCAAATAAAAATTTCTCATGTGACTGTGGTGGAATAGTTAGACCTGATGTCACTTTATATGGAGAAAACTTAAATCAAGATGTAGTTAACGAAGCTATTTATCAAATAGAACAAGCGGATACTTTAATAGTTGCAGGGACAAGTTTAACAGTTTATCCAGCTGCATATTATTTGAGATATTTTAGAGGAAAAAATCTAGTTATAATCAATAATGAAAGCACTCAATATGATGGAGAAGCATCTTTAGTTCTAAAAACTAATTTTGCAGATACTATGGAAAAAGTTTTAAATATAATAAAAAAATAA